GGTTATGCCGCCGTCAATATGTCTCTCCCCTCGATCGTATGCCCTCACGTTGTCCAGTGTTCCCCTCACTGGATAGCGTGGGAGTATCCGTGACCCAAGAAGCCAAGGAAGCACCATAAAAGCTCCTGTGCCTTCCTTTGGTATTTGGCTTGGGTAGACTTGGGCAGTCTTGGGCTTTGGCTTGGGTGATGCTTGGGTGGACTTGGGGAGGACTAAAGACCCCATTTGTAAAGAAGACTTATAGCCTCATCCCAATAAAATTTCCAAATGTCCTGAGTTCCAACTAATGGTTTCTTGGGATTGGCTAGGGATAGATTATCCCTTGCAATATAAACCTAGATAAATCAATAGCTTACAACAGACAGAGAGAAAAACTCAGGGACTCCAAGCCATTTTTCAATGGGGCATGGGTCAAATGGTTCTAATGGTTTCAAAAAACCGTTAAACCCCTGGCTGTTGTTGTTGTTGTCAGACCTTTTGAAGAGGAGAGCCACCTTGAGATACACCTTAAAGAATGACTTTAAGTCATACGGACACTTTCATTTACTACCAGAGTTTGAACTAGGAGTTACTCCTGAAGGTAGAGCCAAGCATATACGTATAGCTTTTCTCACCCATGAACTTTGGATCACTATTAACAAAGAGTAATAACTTATGGGACTAGAAAACAATGGCGTTCACGATGGTAGATTCTTGGATAGCCTAGATGATAACAACCCTGCGTCTACAGATGCACTATCGCAAGCTGATGAACACCTAAGATATATTAAAGGTATTCTTAAGAACAGTTTCCCTAGTGTTGCTGGAGCAGTTACGGCTACCCATACAGCTATTAATACTAAGGTAGCTGAACCAGTGTCGGCTATAACATCAGATGGTTCTAGCCCAAGTATTAACACATCAGCAGGAGTCACTGCGGCTAACCTAAGAACACTATTGGGTGTTACTGAGGGAGCCATAACTACATCCACAGATAGCGAAGGTGAAGTAACCCCTGCGTTGGCTACAGGTATTACTGCGGCTGAAGTTTGGAACTTAATTAAAGCTGAAGCTCTTAACTCTACTTATCCTATAGGTGCTATCTATACGGCTATTACCAGTGGTAGCCCTCAAGCAGTCTTTGGTGGTACTTGGGTATCCTTTGGACAAGGTAGAGTCTTAGTAGGTCATGATGATTCAGGTGAGCCTGATAGTGATTTTGTGGCTTCCTCTACAGACGGTAGTTCTGTTCTGTTAGGTGGCGCTAAGACACACACGTTGTCTATAGATGAGATCCCTAGCCATAATCATACTGTCCAATATGATAATGAGCCTAATATGGAAAAACAGGGGAGTGGTGGGCATATCATAAGTGAATTAGATGGTACTACTTTAAGTAGAGATACTACATCAACTGGTGGTGGTCAAGCCCACAATAACTTACAGCCATACGTAGTGGTCTATATGTGGAAACGTACAGCTTAAAAGGACTAAATAAATGGGACAGCTATTGCCAGTTAGAGATGTAGGTGACATTGGTGTAGTCACAGACATACGCCCTGCGTCCCTCCCTATCAATGCGTTTACCAAAGCTAAGAACGTAAGGTTTGATGAAGGTAAAGTAGGTAGATCTCCTGTTTTTAGAAAGATTAAGGATTCTTTAGGATTCAACCCAAGATTCACCTATGGCGTTCCGGCTAACTCTAGTGGTAACTTTGCTAGTATTATTCTTGTGTCTGATACCTATGAGTTTAAGGCTTATGCCAATAGTGCATTAGTGTCTAAACAAGGTTCTTTGTCGGCTACTTCAGCTAGTGTTCACCCATTCACTGGTACTTCCCTGGCAGATATCACTTACATTAATCGTATAGATCAACCACCAGTGTTTATGTCTAATGGAGGTAGTAACTTTGCTACCTTAACCAACTGGCCTAGTGGCTATAGGGCTGAATCTATTAGAGCCTATGGTGACTTCTTAATAGCCCTAAACACTACAGAGGGTGGTAACAACTTTCCTTCTAGAGTTAGGTTCTCTACGCCTGCACTA